AGGGATTCAGATAAGACTTGTCTTAGCTGAAGTAAATCACTACTATCTTGTTTTAAGTTTTCGTGTTCTGCAACCTTTTTGTCATACATTGATTGAAACTTTTTAGCTTCAACTTCCCAGTCTACAGATTCAGATGCTTCCACACCTTCTTCTACGGTCTCTTCTTGCAATGAAACTGATGGTTCCACTGTAGATTCAACAATTGGGTCTTGCTGTTCAACCTGTTGTTGTTCTTGTTCTTGTGCCATATTTTTTTTCTCCTAACCCTGATTTAGTCCTAAGACTCTGAACCAGGCTCGTTATTTTCTTCTTCCTCCATAGAAGCTTGCATTTGGTCAATAATACCTCCCAGTTGCATTACCTTTTCTTTTTCTTTAACTTTAGCAGAAGAAGTAATCTCATTTAAGTTAGATTTAAACTTCTCAACTTCTGTACGTTTTCTAGCTGATACCATCTCACGTTCAGATGTCTGTAAGTCTCCGCTTAGTTTCTTCACTTGATTTTCAAGTTGTGTAATATACTGTTGCATTTGTGCCATACGCCCTTTTCTTTGAAGGACACCTTCTTTGTCAAAGATTTCAGTTTTCTTTAAAACCTCGACATCATCTACCAGTCCAAGTTTATACGCATCAAGATACATGTTGTATTCAGATACCTTGTTGCTAGGCAAAGTTGAACCTGATATAACGCGAATATCATGTTGACCAAGTTGAATATCATTCTGTATGGTTAACAATTCATTTCGCTTATCATCGTACATTCTCATATTAACTGAAAATTCAGTAATATCGTTATTTGGTTGTACAATTCTAAAAGTTTTTGCAAACTTATAATGGTCTTTTGCTAAATTATAAACAACTTGACCGACCATTGATAAACTTGCTTCAATATCTCTTAACTTTGATTTACCTCTTGATTCTCCCATTTCTGATAAAAGCATAGTGCCTCTAACAGATTCAGGTGCTTGGTCTTTAAACCCTTGTAAAAGTTCAGGTATACCAAAATTTAAATCTATATATTTTTCTACCCTATCAATTAAATAATAAAACTCACTAGTAAGTGGAGCTGGTTGTGGGTAATGTGGCTCACCAAACTCTGGGTTATATTCAATAACCGCATTTGGATTAGCCCAATCTTTTTCTAACTGACTAACACTATCAACACTACCTTCTGGGATTAAAAGTTTTAATCCAGCAGCAGATTGAGCGTGTGACAAGGTTAGAGAAAATAACTTATTTAAAAGTCTTTGTGAATCTTTAACCTTGTTCACATCTGATTTTGGATAGGGAGTATTAGTCCAAATGTTTGTAAATGGAACAATTGGATATATATCAGTGTTTAGAATACGCTCATAAAGTAAAGTATCTCCAATGCTACTGCATTGAGCAATTCTTGTTTGCATAATTTCTTCTATCTCTATAGCACCTCTTTGTACAGCTTCAATAGTCTGTTCATCTTCTATGATAACATTATAAGTATCAGGGTCTATAATTTTTTCACTTCCATCTAAAGTATTAAATATTCTATAGAAAGGAACTTTTATTTTGTAAAACCTATCAAGTATTTGATATTTTTGATTTACGTTATAATCTAAGTTTTTTGCTTCAGCAGGAGTCAAAACATTATTACTGTTTTTTAAATTAGATGTTGGATAATCTTCTCCATATAAAGAGTTAATACCAACTTCTATATCATCAATAAACTCTTCCATTTGAGGATATAGGTCTAAAACTTGCTGTCTGGTTAAAAAAGTAGACAATATCATTCCTGATGCATCGTTAAAAAATCTATCTCTTGATGCTGGGTCTACATACACTCTAAAAGGGTCTACGTGCGTATATTTAACTTCACCTCTTCCATAATCTGCTTCAGGGTCAATATATACATACATATATCCCAGTCCAGTAACAGCATAATCATGAACAACTTGCTTGAAAGTACTATCTCCATTAGATATATCCCAAACATATTCAAGTATAGTTCTCCAAACATTAGCTAGTTTGTTATCTGAGTCTTCTCTTGCAATAACAGAAAATCTTGCAGGTCTTGCTGTAAGCAATGATTTTAATTTGTCAACAGCTGCGTATACTCTATCTATTACAAAATCAGCTTGCCCTACTGCTTGTAGCGCATCTGATTCATCTGTACTGTAATGATTTCCTAGAGTAAAGTCTACTGCGTTTCTTGCTTCAGCGTCCCATTGTTCTCTTGCGTCTCTCCAACGTCTAAACAATTCTTTTGAAATCTGAGGCTTTGATTTATTTTCGTCGTATTTAGCCATAAACTCCCAATTTAGTTTTTAGTCTAAAAATAAATAAAAATATGCATTGAAGTCAAGTAAAATTTATATTTTTTGACCAGTAATCCAGTTTATGACTCTTTTAGACCTTCCTTCTTCTATTTTAGATATTTTGTCTTCTAACTTGTTTGCGTCGATTGCAGAACTTTTGGGAGGCTTTGCTGTAGTGACAGCATACCAAAGTCCGTCAAGAAGGTCATCATTTCTACCTTTTGGAAATTCAAACATTTCATCTATTAAGTTTGCGTGTTCTTTCTTGACAAACATCTTTCTTCGATTTACAATAGGACAGAGCAATGCTTCTAACCTATCTTCTTTTTTGATACCAGCTGGAGGTCTTACACCTTGAGATAGTCCAGGTGCTAGTTTTCTATCTTTACCAATAAGCTGGTTTACATAATCTTTTATTAATCCTTGAGCACCAACCTTTTCAACATTAACTCTTCTAACAGGATAATATTTCTTAGCCATATCAACAATAGTCTTAGGCATATCATACAAAGGAGAATGTTCTCTATAGTAATCAACAACATATATATTTCTATCACTATCAATTGCAATAACCATAATTACTTGGTAGTCGCTTCTTGCATTTGCTTCATATGCTAAGTCTACTCCCATATAAACATTTACAGGTATAGCAGACTCATCTACCATCATATAGTTAAACCCATTTCTTTCTACTAGGTTTCCTCTGTAATAATTAATTCTATCGATATGAAATTTAGCAGTTTCTAAATCTCTTGCTTCATTTAGATATTCTTGGGCAAACTTATGAACTAAGCCCATTTCAGTAAACCTTCTTTTAATGTCTATAAGCTTTTTTTTTGAAAAATAGCTAGGCCATAGAGGAACATCGTCTACTATAGCCTTTTTATAAAGTACATTCCAAGCAGATTTTCTATCTTCTTTTTGTGCTTGTACATACCCATCGTACACTCCTTGTAGGAATGAATCGTAATGGACTATCGTACCAATAAGCCATATTGACCCTTCGTTTTCTTTGGAGTTTTCCAAAGCGGGCTCTACTGTTGACATTACCCATTCTTTAATCTCTTTTCTTCTTTCTGGTGTTTTAGTATTTAATTCTGACTCAAAGTCATCAAGTATAATATTTGTATATCTTAATCCTAGCTGAGACCTACCACGCAATCTTTGAGATGTACCCTTTGCAATAATTCTATCTCCTCTAGCAGTGGTAAATTCTTTTTCTGTCCATTTACTACCTTTTAAATCTCCAAAATAATATTGTAATGCAGGATTAATATCTATATGGTTTTGCATATATTTAATATGGTCAATAGCCTGTGATTGTTCCTCAGAAACCCAAGCTATAAATTGTTTTTTTTCTGGTGGAGAAAAATACAATTGATGAAGTAACGCTGTTTTAGCTAAAGTTGATTTTGCGTGACCTCTAGGCAATATAATACAAACTCTTTTATCTTTTCCTAAAAGTATTTCACTTAACTCATACTGATAAGGAGCAGGAGTTGACTTCATAAAATCTTCTGGTAGAAACATTTGACCAAAAGTTACAATATCTTTTTTTGCCAACTCTAATGCTTGTTCTTTTGCAGATAAGTCAGGTGGTATAATATTAAAATTTTCTGGCTTCTTCGTATTCTTTTTCATAAAATCTGTCCATCATAACCATTGTTTTAGGTGAAAGCCAATCACCGTCGGGAACTTCTGTAAACATACTAGAACTTTGCCATAGTAAAGGTCCAGCTACATATATCCAACATTTTTCTTTTTCTTTTGTATCATCTAATATAACATTAGCTGTTGTTCTAATATACAAACCATCTTTTGTAGATTCATACATATCGTACATATTTAGTTCTTCTTTAGTAACATTAAAAACTTCTACAACCGCACCTTTTCCTTTTTCGTTTTTAATTAAAGCTGGAAAAGATTTAGTTCCTGGAAATACAAGGCTAAATCCTTTTACTTTACCAGTATCTTCAAATCCTCTTCTTAATGTTCCGTAAACTGCTAATCTCATGAATGACCTACTTCTCTAGGTATACCTACATCTGTAATACCAAAAGAAGTATTATATACCGTTAAACAATTAAAACATTTTACGTGAGTAGTGTCTCGTTTCTCCTTGCTATACAAGAATACTCCAGTTTTACTCAATCTATAATGACATATGTAACAACGTTTACTTTTCGTTATTAACTTTAACTTCCGCCAATTTTTTGTGTTGGGACCCTTGAATTGCATTTAGTTGCTCCTTTGTAAAACCTTGGAACAATGTAACTGACTCTGTAGTCTTTTCTGTATCCATCATTCCAGATATTTTCATTAAAGTTGTTATTGCTGTAATCTTATCTCTGTCTGAAGAACCTCCTTTATCTATAATGTTCCTCATTTCTTCTAATAAGTACGTAGGAGTAATCTCAGCTTCATTCAAGTATTTATCTATTTCTTCTCTAATCAATCTTTTCACCCTATCGGTTTTTAGTAATAGTTTTGCTTGAGACTTAGCATATTTTTCATTGTTACTAGGAAATGCTTTCATATAAGCTTGTACAACGTCATCTCCTTTTGCTACATACTTACCAAACAAAAACTCTTTATCTGTTGCATGTTTTCTTTCTCTTTTTCTAACAGAAGGCGATTTACCCTCTGTAGAGAACGTATGCATATTGGTTTTCATATTTCCTTCCATTCTAACTTTAGGACTACAGATAAAAGAACCCATAATAGTTCTAATAAATGTAGTCTCTTTTTTTCTATCGTGTTTTTTTAAAACACCTAGATGTAGAACTTCACATACTTGACCATCATCAGTAACTACCCAATCACCTGTATTTGAATGACGCCAATCTGTTGACAAAGAAACACTTTCGTGATACTTTCTAAACTCGTCGACGTCATCATACAAATAATGAGTAACTCCCTTTACAGTACGTTCTCTCATAATTTAACTATTTTTCCTCTTTATCGTCAACATCTTTTTCAAGTTCATCGATAACGAAGCGAATATAGTTATTAGCAAGGAATCGTAATTCATTAGCTTGTTGGTCTAATCTCATTAATTGACCAGCAAGTTCATTAGCCCTATTGTACTGAGCTTGTGCTTCTTCTGTTAAATCAGAATATAAGAACTCGATTTCCTTACCATCACTCATTATTGTTAGCTTTTCTTCTTTTTTAGCCATATTTCCTCCTATTATAATGGATTTACCTGCGGTGGTGCATATTCTTCTAATTTACGATGTAGCTTTTCTAATATGACTACATCTGCTACATTGTGGTCATAAACGTATTTCATTGCTTTTTCATCGCCCCATCTAGCTTTTTGCCACATTTCTGGTTTTACTCTTGTTTTACCAGCAA